TTGTACTAATACTAATAGTTACAAACCTTGAGAATCTTACATCAATTTCAGCAGATAATTTATTGCCAGTTTCATTATCAAAGGGAGTTATTATATTTGTATATTGTCTTTCTGACATAATATTTAAATTAATTATTAAATTTATTGAGCGTCAAATAATTTAGTCCATACAGTTCCTGTGCCAGTAAACGCTGATACTTCAATAGCAATTTTAGTTAAAGCGTTGGCATTAACTTCATATAATTCTTCATCATTGATTAAAACAGAAGTACCTGCACTTGCACCAGTTCTTATAGATACAAGGTCAATTTCTTCCCATTGGTTAGTAATAGACGCAGCAGAACCAAAATCAACATCATCTTGAACACTGCCTAAAACTCTTAATGTAAAATTACCACCTGTTGATGGTGCAGCTGAAATAATCATAAATCTGAAACTTCTTACATCGATAGGTCCAGTTGTAGTTCCAGCACCTACATTATCAAGCTGTTTAATTGTTTGTGTGAATTTTCTTTCCATATTTTTATTTTTTAATTATTAAGCTATTTTATATTCAATATAATATTTACCCTCCAAACCTTCAGTAGCTCCTGAAGCCATTGAAGCTGTAAAATAATTTTCAAAAGGACATATTATAGGAGTAGAGTACTCTGTTATTCCTTCTGAATTAACATCTAATCCAGCTACTATACTGTCATCAGAAGTTTCAGCATCAGCTGCCACTCCTATATCAATAGTACATGCTGCTGTTGAAGCTGTTGTCACATTGATAATACATCTAAGCATAATTACTTCTTTCGGTTGTGGATTTTGTACAGCAAAAACACCGCCTGCTGTATCAATAGCGTCTAAATATCCTTCTGCCCAATAAGTTGTTGACATATATTTATAATTTAATAGTTAAATACTTTATAGAAGGGATATAAATCCCCTCTAAAAATATCTAAATATTTGGGTCTTCCATACCGCTAACACATTCTCTATAAAGAATTAATACATTACCTTTTATACCAGCCGCAGCACCTGTAGCAGTACTAATTGTAATCCAATTATCAGCTGCTAACCATACTAAAGGTACAGTTGAATGATTACGAATTACTTTAGCACTATAATTTGCACCACTCGCATAACTACTCGAAGATGTTGTTGAATCAATTGTTTGTCCGATATTTACTGTTAAACTACCACCTGTTGGGGCAGTTGTTACATTTACAATAAATTTGAATATATATAAGCCTTTATCTAACAATCTTTTAGGTTTTTCTATCGCGAATACACCACCACCTGTATCAGCGTCATCTAATGTACCATATAACCAACCATAAGTTCCTGGTGCGTCTATACCTGTAAAATCTGTAACCCCAGTTTGTCGGCTTGTATTTACTAATGTTGCCATATTATTAAATGTTAATTATTAAGGAGTTGGTGCATTTTGACCTTTATCTATTTCCCTATATCCGATAAAGATATTACCTTTTAATCCAGCTGCAGCACCTGTATTTCTTGATAAAGTAATCCAATCATTTGCAGCATCCCAAGGGACTGGTGTAACCGCAGTATTTCTAACAATTACTATCCCACAATTCACACCACCTGCAATATTATTTGAATTAGTTGTAGCATCTGTTGTTTGACCAAAATTAATACCTAATGAACCACCAGTAGGAGCAGTTGTTACATTTGTCCATAAATGATAAATATATAACCCTTTCCCACGAAGATGTTTTGGTTTTCGAACAGCAAAGATTTCACCGCCACCATCTGTATCACCTAAAGTTCCAGTTAGCCAGCCTAATGTGCCAGATGCTTCAATCCCAGCAAACTTTGAGACGCCACCATTTTGTTTTATAACTGTCATATTAGTTTAAATTAATAATTAAAGTGAAGGTTCTTCTTGCCCATCAATAATATCCCTATAAGCAATAAAGATATTACCTTCCATACCTGTAGCATCACCTGCTTGACGACTTACTGTAATCCAATCTTCTGCCGCAGCCCATAGTTCTGGGACTTGAGCATGTTCTCTTGTGATTACTGACCCATAATTTACACCACCTGCGATACTATTATCAAAAGTAGTTGCATCAGCTGCTGTACCGACACCTACTGTCAATACACCACCTGTTGGAGCTGTAGTCACATTTATCCATAAGTGATAGATATACAATGCTTTACCTCTTAGACTTCGAGGTTTTTGCACCGCATAAAGTTCACCAGCACCATTAGTGTTACCTAATTTACCAGTAAACCAACCAAATGTACCAGGAGCGTCTACACCACTAAAGTGCGTAACACTTCCTTTTGGTTTTAAAACTGCTAATGTAGCCATATTTTTTCTCCCATGATTATCAATCTGTTAGGTTTTTACACCCTCCTCTGACTGGAGAAAGTCAGGTCAACTTGATAATCATTTAATTAATTAGTTCTGTTGGGGAGACAAACCTTTATCGCTTATCTCCCCTGCAGAATATAACTATTTTTTCTTTTTAGTCGCTTTCTTTTTTGGTTTTTCTTCTTTAACTTCTTCTACTACTGGAGTAGGTAATTTTACGCCTCTCATATTTTTACAGATTAATTATTAGGTTGTTCCATCAGAACCAACGATACCAACATAATCTTGTGCAGAGACTACTTCTCTGAATTCACCTTTATAAATATAGTTGTTATTTCGTTGGAATTGATATGGAACTAAATCTGTAACGATACCTTGTCGTACCCATCTGTAGATACCAAAATTGTCAGCTAATAGCCACCATGCTGTATCAGACCCGCCAACTGCTGCACCTAAACGATTAGATGTTTGGATATAAATGCCATATTTTGCAACATAAACATTTAAATCATTGTTAGCTGTATCTGAACGAAATTCCGAATCAAGGATTTCGCAAGCCAATTTAAATAACGCTGGAGGAACAAGTAATGTACGAGCTACATTACCAGAAACAACACCTGCTTGGTCTTTTTGTTCAGCTAATTTAACGACTGCGTCGTAAACTGAACTTTCAGATAAAGCATCTGTTAATTTATTATCTTCAGTGCCTCCACCGATAAGTGGGTGAGCATCATTGATTAATGATACTCCGTCTGCTGTTAATGTTGTAGTGAACGAGTTTCGATATAATGCCATAGCATTATCATCTCGTGTTAGACGCCCTTTACGAGCCATGTCTCTTACCATTTTCTCATAAGCACCATGTAAATTATCATCAAAGAAGTTCTTTGGGATATCTACACTTTTTGCAAAGTTAGTAACTGTATGAGTTTTTGTGTTAGTAATGCGAGGGTCGTCGCTAGCAACATCTTCTTCTTCAGCTCTTTCTTCCCACAGGCTTACACCCTTGAATGTTTCAAGAATTTCAGCTTGGCGGTCAGTAGAATCCTGCATAAAGATTAGTCCGCTTGTAGCATCAGCATAACCAGGATGAGCTTGATAGTCCCATTCCTGATAAAAGACATCGTCTAAGGCTGTTTTCACCACATTCGGATTCAGACTACTACTAAATGCCATAGTATTGGGTGTTAATAATTAGAAAGATATTATACATTTCCATATCTTGTTCCAGCTTGTTTAAGCTCAAAGTCAACTGTTCCAAGAACTGTATCAAAGTCAACGATACGAAGACCATGAACAGTTTCGTCAGTACCTTCATCTTCATCAACTGTATAAACACCGCCTACTGAAAGGTCAAATGTCACACAATCATTTAAGATACCTAAAGCTAAGTTAGCTGGAGTTGTTGCTGCACAACGATACACAGTACCAGGCAATGGTAAGTAAACATCAACTGTTCCATCCGCTAATGCTGTCTGTGTAGAATCTGAAGCTGCAACACCGAAAACGATATCTGTACCGATTTCAGGGTCACCATCAGCTAAAGGGATAACATAGTTAGTCCCTGTACCACCTAATTTAACTGGTTCACCAGCTAAAATATCAGTACCACCTGCTTCAGTTCTAAAGGTCTTAATAGGAGGAACATTTGCACCACCAACATCAACGATTTTGATGTCACCTTTTGCCATAGAATTTGTGTTATTAATTAAATTTTGACTTCATTTTTTACTTTTGAAGGGTCAAGACCTCTTTTCTTTAGAAACGCTTTGTCATCTTCAGTCAAAGGCACTTCACTCTTCTCCTCAACTGTCCTATAGGTAGAGCCAACACCTGCATTGGAAAGTGAGTTTTTAGCAATTAACGCTTGACGCAACTCTTCATTTTCGCTAATCAACTTTGACTTATTAGCCAAAATCTTTGCATTAGCCATATCATTTGCAATAGCGCTTTTGCTATAACCAGATTTATTGATTGTATTCTCATAATGATACTGGATAAGCTCTCTTTCTTTCACATTGTCAGATAAACTGTTCAATGTGTCTTGAAGGAAATCTTGCCTATCAGCTACTAAATGAGAATCGATTTGCTGTCTTACTTGTTCTGTTACCTGTTGAGTAATCTCATCGACATTAATCGATGGTGGTATAGATTCCTCTTCTCCAGGTTCATCTTCTTTTTCTTTTAACTTAGCTTTAGCATTTAACATGCCTTGCTTGTAGTTTTCTCTCTCTTCTTTAATTTTTGCAAGTTCAGCTTCGTAATCAATCCCTGGTTGCTCTTCTACCTTGGATTCTTCTTGTTTTTCAACAGGTGTCTCCTGCTTAGAATCTTCCTTAGAAGGTTCATTTGTTTCATCAGTCGGAGCATTCTGATTGGTAGTTTCTGCTACCTCTTTTTTTAACTCCTGGGTAGACATCTTAATGCCTTCCTCTGGTTTAATGTCCATAATAAATATGGTTAATTTTTAAAACACTTAAAGGCGTGTTCTGCCTAATATCTAAATAATGATATCTATTTCTTTTTCTTCGGCGAATATTTCTCACTCATCCGCTCTTTTTGTTGTTTAGTTCGGTTCTTTAAAGCCCAAACTTTTTTAACTCCGCTTACTGGCATATTTTTATATGTTAATTATTAAAAACTTATTTCTTCCTCATTCTTGACATAAACGCTTTCTTAGCTCCAGCACTTACTTTTCTTCTAAATCCAGCATATTTTACTTTACCTACCTTAGGACCATAAGCTCTTGCTGCTAATTTGCGACCAGCTTTAGCTGCACTTGTCCTTCTTCTTTGTGCCATTATACCCATTAAAGTAAGACCTGCTTTACCTGCCCTTGCTGCTGCTTTAGTTCTCGGTGTTATATCTGCCAAACCTCCAGTTCTAACAGTTTTTGCTCCGCTTTTCCCATATCGTCTTGCTCTTTTCTTATATGCTGCTACTAATGAACTCATAGCTTTACCTGCCTTTTGGGGAGTTATACGCATTCTTTTTGGTCCAGACCCCTTGATTGCTCTTTTCATTCTTGCTCGCCTGGACATTTTTTGTATTGTTGCCATAGTTTTGTGTGTTAAATAATTTATTATAATCAATCTTTTGCTTCTTTGGCTTTGAATATGTAGCCAATTTAGCTTTTTTAGTATATTTTTTCTCCCTCAATAAATCAGCTGCTAAATCCCTTATTCTTGACTTTGCATATCTGCCAGTTACAAATTCCCTTAGCAACTTACTTTTTCTTTTGGGTAATTTACTTGCCCCCTCTTTTGTTGTTACCGCAGGGCTTACTTGTAATCTTAAAGGCATATTATTTTAATTTAGATAGATTCTTTAGAATTTTTTCGTAAACATCAGCTGAATATAATATAGCTTTACCAAAATACATGTCATCAAAGTTCTTGCTCTTGTTATACATTCTCTCATTAGCTGCTAATTTGACCCTATTCTGTAACTCTTCCCATATTCTACTCTTTAATATATATTTAGCTTCCTCCCTTAAAACATCTATTTCCCCTTGATTAACCTTGTTTTTATTCTTAATTAAATTTTCACCCATCTGTACCATTACATCATCAGGTGTTATTGCATTGAATAAGTGTCGTAAAAGGTAATTAAGAATCCTAATTTTGATTTTTCTCATATTAATAAATTCCTTTTAAATTCCTTTTGTCCTGTTTCTTAGGACAGATTAATTAGTATTTTATGACAGTTTACTCTTGAGCATAATCATCAGGCATTGCTGATGCTTCTGCCTTTTCTGCTTCTGCACCTAATGGAGAAACTAATTGTTCAATTACTTTAGAAGTAGCTTGTTGTTGTGTCCCTTCTGCTGCTACTCCTTGTTGTACAGCCATTTCAGCTTTCTTTTCTTCTGCTGTTTTCATATATTTAACACTTTCTCCTGGTTTATATGGTTCAAATAAGAAATCACGAGTCACTGCTTCTTGATTAGCTAATGGATTTTGAATAGCTCTGTCATACATTTCTAAATCTAAGGCTCTATTAATAGCACCACTTGGTTTAGTTAAGATATCAGGGATTACTCTTATTTTATACTTTAGTTCTCTAAATAGTTTAGGTTGTACTTTAATTATTTGTTTATCATTATCCCAGCCCTCTTCACTTAACCATTCCATTTCTTCTTTAATCGCTTCTTCTTCAGGAATTGGCGCTGTCGGTAAATTAGGTTCAAATTCAATAGATTTAGTTATTTTCTTAGCATCTTGTAATTGGTCTTGAATCAATATTTTCCTAAATCTCATCTTCTTACTTGTACTTGTTAAGTCGTCTACTTCACCTACTGTCATATATTGTAAGATTGTGGATAACCTTAATTCACCTAAGTCTTTAACTAAAAATCCAATCATTTTACCAAATAATCCTAATAAAGTACGAGCATTTTGTTCAACCCTTGATATTTCAAAGGCAGTTACTCCACTACCAGCTGGAGCAGCACTTGGGCTTGTTGCACTCTCTGTAATTGAGTTTTCCACAACATTCATAGCATTTATACCAGCTGCTAAATTATTATTAGTTGGGAGTGTCTGGAATTGTGTGTCTGGCTGAAAGGTTGTTATTGTCCCTGGTGTATATACTGCTGTGTCAATATCCTCTGTCCCTATCACTACTGAAGGTGGGAATAAGTTGATAAAAGAGCCATCTATCACCATATTATATAAAACATCAACTATTCTTTGGTCATCTTGTATTTTATCTGCTAATGATTTGTAGTAAAAAAACCTTCCTTCATCTATTAGTTCATATCCAGTTTTAGCAAAAGGATACTTCTTATCCATTCTTTCATTAGGGTTTTTAGGGTCAGTTAGTAATACACCATTACAGATAACTAAATGTAAATCTTCATATTTGTTCCAATAATGCACTTCTTCAACAAGTCTAAACTCTAATTCGTCATCATATTGTTCGTAAAAAGTATCTTCTTCATCAACATACATTATTCTTAACCCTGGTCTTACATATTTTTTAAATTTCTCATTATCGTTATATTTTTGTGCTGCTTGTGTAAAATCAATTACCCTTCTCCAGATAAGAAAAGGTTGTTTTTGAATATTATGTTCATAAATATCACCGATATATAGTTCATCCACAGGTACAGTTTCTAATTGAAATCCTGAATATTCGTCATCAATCATTTGCCCCTCAATCCATGACCCATCAGCTTGCATTTCTTTTGCTTTTCTTGTCACTTCATGGTATCCCTCATAAATAATTGTTGCTGGATTATACATAGCACTAATAACTGAATATAAAAAGTTCCTTTCATAATTACTTTGCTCCATACTCCATTCCATTAAATCACCCATAACCATAGCTGAATCTTTATCTTCTTGATTATCGTTGTTCTGTGCAAAAATCTGTGGATAAAGTAATGTATTTGTTACATGAGCTGCAATTGAGATACATTTATTTCTTGTAACTGGTCTAACAGTGTTAGCTTTCCACGCTTCATCTGGGTCATTTGACCTTGGTTTAACATAATTATTCCAAGCTCTTTGGTCTATATTTTGTCTTTCATGTAAACTAACATCGTTAAATTCTTCGTATGCTCTGTCTTTAATGTTTTCTCCTACCGCCCAGTCTCTTTGAATAAATGATAAAGCAGCCCTTTCTTCCTTAGTAGGGTTATAATTACTTGGCTTTGTTTGCTCTTTATCAAATTTGTATTGTTTATTTGGTGGTAGTGGATTATTTATGTTTTTCACTCCCATATTTTTGTATTATTTAATAAATTACTTAAAGCCTAACGCCTATAAAATAGACATTAAGCTCCTCTAACACTGCGGGCATAAAGCCATCAGTCCCCTGCTTATTTCTAAGCTCTAAACAATCTATTTTTTACTATATTTATTTAAATGATAACTACTTTCCCCCCAATTCACCTTAAATTGCTTAGGTTTGGTTATTGGGTTAAGCATTTGATTATAACTTACAGCAAAATATCTATACATATCAGCTGCATGTGATGTCCAATCATGTAAAGGTGTTTTCTTAAAACAACCTTTCTTATCATCCCATTCCTGTCTATATTGAGAGATTGCATCAAGAAACTGTTCACATTTCTTATCATCTACCCATAATTGTTGGAATATCATTCTACCAGCGTTAATCCCATCTTCTATGCTTAAATTCTTTGTCTTTGTAACTCTTATCCCTAATCCTTCTAATACTTCTTTTCTACTCTTACCTGTTCCTAACTCTCTTACCTCAATATCATGCGGGAAATAATGACGACCATACTTATAATGCTTTTTAGCGTCTAATATAGTTACATAATGGTCTAAACCTTCACCATGGTTCTGGTAATAATCTATCATTCTAATCTCTTTACCATATACTTGAAAGAATCCTATAGATGTATAATCTGAAATACCTAAATCCCATACTGTATGTACCTCCAAACTACTATCATGTGGTACTTTAGATATCCTTCCCTCTTCTCGCGCCTCTGTTATTTCCTTAGAGTAATAAGCTCCTTTAACAGCTGCATCGAAATTACACATCCATTCTTGTAACCATTCATCTTCAAGCATGTGGTATCTTTGCATTTGTGATTCATCATACAAATCAGCATAATTTTCAGGGTCTTCTTCAAAACTCTTTTCAATAGTCCATAACTGACAATTCCAATCTTCTCTTTCTATATTTTCTTCATAAAGACGAACAAACTCATTCCTACCTTGAGGAGTTCCTATCCATATAGCATATCCTTTAGTATCAGCCAATGATGGCAATATAATCTCTGTATGTATATTACTTGGTTGTTGTGAATACTCATCATAAGCTACTCCCCATAACTTTAATCCACGAAGTGAATCAGGGTTATCAGCTCCATAAAGAGTTATTCTACTCCCATTAGGATAATCTACTCTTAGTTCTGATTCATTAATCTTTCTACCAGGTATATTATCTGAATAATATTTAAGATAATCCCATGCTACTTGTTTTGCTTGTTTATATAAAGGTGCAATAAAAGCATATCGCGCATTTTCATGTGTTAAAGCATCTCTTAATAAATGGTTTATTACTGCAACTGTCTTACCAAACCTTCTATGAGCTATAATTACATTCCATCTCTTATCAGAACTATGCAAAATATCATTGATTGTTTTCCTCGGTTGGTAAGGAATTGTTATTGTCTTTTCCATTTTGCCATTTAAAAGTTAAATTAATATCCCCTGATTGTTCTTGCAATATCTTTTCACTAAACTCTTTATTACGTTTTCTTGTTAAATACCATTTAGCAGTTTCAGTATTACCTAAGTCTTGAGATACAGTTTGGTATGCTTTTAATACTGGTTTTTCCCTTAATCTGTCATATTTTTCTTTGAGATTAGGTCTTTCTTTAATCCATCTATAATAAGTTTCTCTGCTAATATTAGCATAATAACAAGCAGCACTAACATCAGCTCCTATTGCAAAAGCCTCTTCTAATTTTCTGACTGTCTCTTTTTTAAATTTCATAGTTTTTTAGCTTTATTACCAGTATAATCTTCCCATCTTTTTATTATTACATCTATATATTTAGGGTCTAATTCCATACCATAACATATTCTATTAGTTTTTTCACAAGCTATTAATGTTGAACCAGAACCTAAGAATAAATCCTGAACTAATTGATTTTCCATTATTGTATAATTGATAGCTTTTACTATTAATTCAACTGGTTTTGAGGTTGGGTGGTCTTTTCTTGTTTCTCTTTTTATTCTCCAAACATCACCATCTAAAGTTTTTTGCCCTCCAAATAACCCATAATATAAAATAAATTCATGTCTTTTATAAAATTTATCTAAATGCTGTATGGGTGTTTCCTTATCCCATACTATACAAGATTTTGGCTCTTTATTCCCTATTTTCATAATCCATTCAAAAGCAGAATAGCTTTTCCAATTACAGCAAATATACATCGGGCAATTATTAACTAAAACTTCCTTTAATAATTCCTCAATATTATCTAATTTTTCATCACCTTTTATTTTATCAAAATTACCTTTTAAATCTTTATAATCTATACCATAAGGCGGGTCAGTAAATACCATATCAGCTTTCTTACCATCCATTAATTTTTCTACATCTTCAATCTTTGTAGCATCACCACACATTATC